GTTACGGGCTTTCGCCCACCAGTTCAGATGCGCCGACGCGAACCGATCTCAGTCCGTCTATGTCGTGGGTGGGACGCGGCGCGTCTCCCAGGAGCTGCGGTGGCTGGGGTGCTTGGGCACACCAAGGGAGAGTTGCCCCTCCCTGTGGTGTCAATTATCCATCACCTTGCGGCTTGAACAATGGCCGCTTCGATCGCAGACCGCACGTCGGTGGACGGTTGCTGCAGTGCGCCCTTGGGCGCGGCCCCCGAAACGCTGACCGCTGCGGCCTTGGCGCGCTGCGCGGCCTGGGTCTGCTGTTGCGCGCCCTGGGCCTGCAGGCGGCCCTGCAGCACGGTGCGCACGCGGTCGTTCAGCAGGCAGGCCTTCTTGTAGGCCTCCTCCAGCGTCAGGTTTTGGCCGCGCTTGGAAGCCGTTTCCATCAGGTCGGCCATGTCCTCGCGGACGTCGTTTCCAAACTCGGCGCGATCAATAAAGCGCTCGACCTCGTTTTGCGCCTCCTGCGCCACGCGCTCCTGCTGGGCAAGCTGCGCCTGCTGGAACTGCGACAGCATCTGCTGCACGGGCGCCAGGCGCTGGTTGATCACCTGCTCCACCGCGGCGGCCTGCGGATCCACCACGGGCGACTGCCCAGCCAGTGCGGCGTCTAGCGCCTGAATGAACCCGTTACCGAAACGGCCGACGCCAAACTGGTTGACGATGCCGGCCACCATCGTGGCCAGCTCGGGCGCGGTGCCCGTGCGCAGCTTGGCCGCCGTGGCCATCAGGTTGTCGATCGCCTGGATGGGGTTTGAGCCCTCGGCGCGGATGAACGCCTCGTAAGGCGCCACCGTGCGCATCACCGCGTCGTAGTTCTTCCGGGCCTCGGCCGACTCCTGCAGCGTGCGCTGCACCTCAACCTCGCGGCGCTGGATCTCGGCGCGCACCGTCTCAGGCAACTGAGCCCAGTGCTCGCGCACGTCGGGGCGCCAGGACGCCGGCGCGCGCTCGCCTTGCTGCTTGGGCCCTGACTTGGGCCCTGGCTGAATGCCCTCCTCCTTGGCCTTGAATCGCCCGCTTTCGTCGCGCTCCTGTAGTGGCGCAGACTCGTTATCAGCACCCTCGGGGGCCTCGGCAAGTGCATTTAGGTCTTGGCCGGCAGCGGCGGGCTCATCTTGAGCTGGTGCTTCAGCGGGTTCCGACGCCTCGACGGGCGCAGGCGCCGGATCAGCGGCCGCCGGTGCGGGCGCGGCTTCAGGAACGTCAGGAGGGGTCGTTTCAATCGCGGCCTCAATCTGGTCGCGCAGGGATGTCGTGGGTTCCATGGTTATCTCTTGTTTTGGAGTTGATGAATCGCGCGCTCTACGTCGCGTCGTGAGAACGTGCCACCGTTTTGTCGGTAGTGGTCACGCTGCTCCTGGGCCTTGGCCCAGGTGTTCTTGAAATCGTCCATCGTCGCCAGGCCATTTGCCTTCATGTACTCGCGGTGCTTGGTCCGCGAGCTGATGTCGGTGCCGTCAGTGGCACGCAGGCCGTCATACGAACGATCGCCCCACAGCGCGCCAGAGTCGGTGCGCAGCTCGGCCTGGTGGTCGGGCGTGACCTCGATCAATTCGCCCGTGATGCGGTCTTGAATCCAGCGGCGTCGTGTCATTTGTTCTCAGGTTTGGCGGTTTTGGCAGCGTCCTTGAAGTCCTGCCGCGTCGGGGCGCCCGGGGCGCCGGGCTTGCGCATGCGCTCGCCGCTGCCGTCTGCGATGCGCTCGCGCTTGCGCAGGATGTTTGCGTAAAGGCCTTGCTTGTTCATGTCGTCCTTACTTGAGCATGCGCAGCTTGTAAAGCGTGGTCTGGTAGAGCTTGACGACCTCGTCGATCGTGTTCTGCAGAGACGTGTCGTCGCGGTCGCAGACCTTGTATCGGTTGGCCTCGATCCACTCGCACGACAGCTCCAGCATGTCGTCGATGCCGTCAGCGGTCACTGACAAAGCCACGACCTTGGGCTCCATACGTTTGGCGTAATACCCCTGGTACTGCTCGACGAACCCGTCGACCAGGTCCACCACCGCGTCGTAGAACTCAGCCAGCGCGACGTGTGCCGAGTAGCTGCCCGTGGCCCAGTGCGCCACGTGCGCGGCCGACCGATCGGCAAGCAGCTTGGTGACCAACTCGTTTGCTTTTTCCATGCGTCACCTCACTGCATCGGCCCGCCCACGGGCGGCATTTGGGGGGCGGCAGGCGGGAGCTGGGGCTGCGGCTGCAGGATTCCCATCTGCGCCGCCTTCATCCGCGCATCCATCTCGGTGTTGGCCGCCTTGGCCATGCGCTCGCGAGCGCCGGCCTGCTTCTCGGCCACCTCAGCCTCCTGCAGCGGGTTGGGCTCCGGCTGGGGCATGCCCTGCTGCTTGAGCGCGCCGATCGCCTGGTCGAGCACGCCCTCGATCTGCTGCGACACGCGGAACTTAGACACGCTCCACTGCAGCAGCGACAGCAGGACGGGTGCGGCCTGGGGCACCGACTGCGCCATCGGCGCCACCTGGGAGATAAACGCCCCCAGGCCCTGCATGAACTGCACCGCAGCGTCGCGCTCGGCGGCCCAGTCCAGCGCGGCCATCGAGTCGGCCTCGACGTTCACCCGGTACTGCGCCATGTGCTCGTCCTTGAGCAGGGCGATCGCGTCCATGGCCATCATCGCGTCGGGCGTGCGCTCGATGTTCGACCGCTTGACGATCGTCTCGGGCTGCCAGTGCTTGCAGATGATCTCGGCCTTGATCCGCAGCGCCTGCGAGATCCAGTCGGCGATGTAAAACTGCATGAGCTGGATGCGGGTCGATCCGAACTGCGCCTTGATCTGCTGCGCGGTGGCCGTCTCGCTGGCGCGCGAGCTGCCCCGCATCACGTCGGAGATGCCCAGCACCTCGTAGATCTGCATCACCTTGTCCTGCCGGTACTGGCGCAGGCGCTCGATGCAGTTGGTCACCATGTCGATCGGGGCCCAGTCCACCTGGCCCTTGATGCCGCCCTTCTCAGCGAACAGCGCCCAGTTATCCACAGGGATCAGGTTGTTCTCCGAGCCCTGCTGGAACATGCGCTGCACACCATCGGCCGACTTGTCGTAGACGCCCACGACCTTGGCCGCACGCGTCAGCCAGGTGATGCGGGTGTTGATCTCGTCGAGCTCGTTGAACTGGTCCTGCGCAAAGATGTAGTCGGCGCGGGGCATGAAGTTGGAGCTGGTGACGTTGGCCGCCAAGGGCTTGGGGCACGGGAAGAACCCGTCGAGGCCCAGAGGGTCGTCCTTGACGTCCAGGATCACGTCCGACCCCTTGGCGTACCAGTAGACCTTCTTGTTCTCCTTGCACCAGATCTCAAACACCTCGGCCTTGGACCAGGGGTCGTGCTTGGGCGACTGGTCGTTGACGTCGGCCTTGCGCACCTGCGTGCCCATCGGGACGACCTTGGCGATCTCCTCGCCAAACCGCTCCACGAGCTGGTCCTTGGTCATCCACACGCGGCGGGCGACCCACCGCACCTCGGGCCAGGTCCGCGCCGGCGAGTAGTAGAAGTCCTCCCAGTAGATGTAGTCCACCGGGGCGTCCTCGTCGACGATCCGCTCGGCCTCCTGCTCGGGCACGATCTCCATGCCGGTCAGGGGATCGAACTCGGCCGGGATGATGTAGGGCTCGGTCTTGACCTCGTATCGCAGCCAGATCTGGCCCATGCCCACGATCAGCCAGTCCTCAATGCCTTGCCGCACCGCCGCGTCCCACACCGAGACGTTCTCGTCGAAGCCGCGGTTCAGGATCCGCTGCAGCATCAACCCGGCCACGCGGGCCTGGTCGTCCTCAAAGTCCTGGAACGTCCTGCTGACGTCGGCCTTGGGGGGCCGCGCGTACAGCATCGACAGCAGCACCTTCATCGTCGACCAGAACAGGTTGACCTTGCTCTCGTCCTTGGCGTAGGCGTCGCGCCGGTCTAGGTAGCGCTGCGTGATGCGGTTGGCGTCCTTGTGGAAGTTGCCAAGCTCCTGCTGCGCGGCTTGTATTTCGGTGTTCCAGCGCTGCGCCAAACCAGCCGGGCTGGAATCGAAATCGCTCGCGCTGGTGATCTTGGCGGTGCTGTCCATCACCCGATCCTTGTGCTCTGTTGGGGACCACAGTCCCAGATGTCGTCAAGGGCGAACGCATAGTGCGCCCCCTTGGTCGACGGTGTTGCGATTTTAGGACCGGGTTGAGCCTTGGCCTTCACTGGGCGCGCGGCAAGGGCCAGGTATCGGAACGAGTCCGCAGCGTGCGAGTGCTGATCGTGCTTGGGTCGGTTGCGGTAGGTCTGGGTTTTCTCGTCCCACTCCCGCATGTACGCCCGCAGGTGGTCGACGCCGTCGTAGGTCGCCTCCTCGTGGAAGTGGCACTTGGGCAGGATCAGGCGCGCGGCCTCGATCCCGTCCTGCAGCGACATCTCCGGCACCAAACGCGGCCGGATGCCGTTGCCCATGAACTGCTCAATGATCGATTTGCCCGTCTGTAACGACTTGGCACGGGCATCGTGGGGCAAAAAGATGCCCTCCGCGTTGACCCGGTACGGGCGTGACTTTACCCAATCGATGTAGTGCTGAATCGGCTGGTTGTCGTCCTCGTAAAAGTCGACGACGCGATACCCGTCGCGCGTCTCCTGCCAGGCCCACCACGAGCAGGAGTCCGTAAAACCCAGGTCGGCCACCAGGTTGACGGAGAACTCGGGATCGACCGGGAAAATCCCGACCCTCCCCTGGTCATACGCGTCGCCGATTTGCTTGGCGTAGTACGCGCCAGGCACCGCCGCGTCGAATGAGCACTCATATTCGACCTCAAACGCCTCGGGCGTCATCTGCGCCTTGGCGTCGCGCAGCTCGTCGGGGTGAATGATCCCGGTCTTGGACGCGGGCAGCTCCAGCAGCATGTGGCTGCCCGGGTTCATCCGCGCCTCCTCGCGCAAATTCCAAAACAGGTTCTTGCCGCGGGGCGTGCCGGCGAAAATCGCCCAGCCGCGGCGGTCTGACAGCGCCGGCCGGATCACCGTGTACCAGGCGCTGGGCCGCATATCGCCCACCTCGTCCAGCACCGCCCCGTCAAAGTACATGCCGCGCAGGGCGTCGTAGTTGTCAGCGCCCGCCACGTAGATCGTCGACTCACCCTTGTGGCCGTTGTTCATCGTGATCTTGAGCTCGGACTCATTCGGGGGCTTGGACCAGAACGGCCGCGTCAGATCCTTGAGGTAACCCCACGCCACCCTCTTGGCCTGGTCGCGCTGGGGCGCGAGGTAGGCGAACTGCGGCTTGGGCAGGGCCGTCTCCAGCGCCCCTAGCACCAGGTCGGCGCACATGGCCACCGTCTTGCCGCAGCGGCGATGCGCCACCACCACCGTCCAGCGCTTGTCGCGGTTGTGCAGCGGGATGAACACCTGCCGCGGTTGGTACTCGCGCAGGTCCATGTCAGGTTTTCGTCAGCCGCTTGATCTCGCGGTTGATGTACCAGGCGGCCTTCTTCAGGTCCTCCACCGGGTTGGGGCTCTTGATCCCGGCGCGCCAGACGTACTTGATCGCGTTGCCCAGGTTGAAGTTGTAGTGCTCGGTGACCTGGATGCACTCGATGCCACTTGGGTGGCTGGTGTAGTGCACGGGATGGTTTATCAAATCGGGTTTGGGGGTGGACGCGGGCTCGTACTTGGCCCCGCAGTCGCAGTCGCGCCCGCTGCCACGCAGGGATGCGCAGTCGGTGTCGTGGTGAGGTTTGCTCATAAGGTTGGTGGGGGGTAGAGGGAATTGGTGGGGGGCCCCGGCCTCGGCCCCCTCCCCCTCCCCCGGCTCGAAGGGGGGTAGGGGTCTGGAAACGAAGATGGCCCCGCAGTGCCCCGCGCAGGGCCCTAGAAGCGCGCAGGAGACGCGATCGCAGAGCCGGTCAGGCCAGGGCCCCACCTCAGCCCTCCGCGGGCCTTGTAGGCCGTTCTATCGCGTCGCCCCCTGCTGCCGCCGGCGTGGCTGGCACCCCCTCGGCGACTGTTCCCGGATCAATGATCCGGTAGGTGCCGTCGTTTTCCCGTTGCAGATCAAGCACTTGCGCAGGCTGCTGTTCAATTTGTGCCGCAGGCGTGCCCACTTGCCGCTGCGATAACCAGCCCAGCTCCAGCCTGATGCCGCCGTCCACGTTGGCCTGGACCTGCAGCGGCAGGGCCTTGTTGACCATGGCCGCGAAGATCTGCCGGTCGCCGAGGCTGCCCTGCGCCCGCTCCACCAGCCAGGCCGCCAGGCCCTTGGTGCCCTTGCTGTCGGTCACTTGACTGGCCGCGAGCTCGACGGCCTCGCGGATGGTGCGCGTGACCTTGTTGGGCACGCCCTTGGCGCGGCCCGCCGGCAGCTCCCGCCCGTCCGGAGTCCGCATCACCGGCCTCTTGACCGGCTCAACTTTGGAGCGCGCCTCCTCAGCCTGATGTTGCGTTTCCATCATGTCCTGATTTTCGCACCCATCGACACCAGCCCGTACAGCGCGATGTACGCGGCGCCGATGTAGCCCCACACCGAATCCGCCTGATGCGCGATCACGAGCGCGCACACCAGCAGCAGGAACCCCGCCGACCTGAGCTCGCCCGCGAGCAGCTCAGCCTTGAACTCCCAATCGACTTGCATCTCAATCCCCAAATGAAAAGGGCCACCCACTTGGGGCAGCCCTCGTTGCGACCCGGTGCGCTTGCCTGCGCTCGCACCTCACTCGCCACACGGCGAGTGTATCACAGCTAGCGCAAGCGCTCGCACCCCCTCGCAGGGCCTGGCCCCCGCCTTTGGGCGGCGGGGCCATGCCAGGCCTCCCTGCTGCGTCAGCATGCGCCCGCACTGCGAGCGCACTGCTA